TGACATGAGGCAGCGGTTCGTCTCCACTGAGAGCGTGGCCACTGAGGCAGCAGAGGAAACTGAAGCGTGAATCGGCCTGTTTGGCGTATAGAGTCGGATTGTTATGAAAGCGAGCCTAGATGAAAGGGTTGTGTAATGGGTCGTAAGTTCCCCGCCGAGCATCTTCGCCGGGAGGAGGTGCTTGCGCTTCTGGACGCATGCGGGCGCTCCGACACCGGCCTGCGCAACCGGGCCCTGATCACGTCTATGTGGCGCTCTGGGCTCCGGCTGGGCGAGGCCCTCGCGCTAGAGTGGAAGGATGTGGACCCAGAAGCCCGCACGATCCGTGTCCTCCATGGGAAAGGAGATCATGCGAGAACCACCGGCACGGACCCACAGGCGTTCCAGGTGCTAGAGGATTGGAGGGCTCGACGAGAGGAACTAGCCAAGAACTGGTCAGGAGATCCACGCGGCCGCCCACTGTTCTGCACCCTTAGGGGCGGCCCGATCGGCCAGTCCTACGTGAGGGCGATGTTGCCGCGGCTTGCGAGGAGGGCCGGTGTCGAGCGTAGGGTACACGCGCACATATTCCGGCACACTTTCGCAGTGGACCTGCTCCGCCGAGGAGTCAACATCGTGAACATCCAGCGGTTGTTGGGGCACTCATCACTGGCGACAACGGCAACCTATCTAGCCAGTCTGAGTCCTGAGGAGGCGCTGGACGCTGTGCGCAATGCTGAGTGGTGAGGAGGTGAACATGGAAGCTCTTAGGGAGTTCGTGAGGCGATTCGCTGACGTGCTGTCGTCAGTGGTTGCCGTCCTCCCCAGTGTCGCCGCTGATCTGATCGGGCTGGTCGACATGGGTGTGGGTGCGGCAACAAGCGTCGTGACAACAGTAACTGCCGGCATCCGGCGCGTGACATTCGCACTGGCGGGTGCGCTGGCGACGCTTGCGAACAAGTTGGACGAATTCGCATCCGACTAAAAACAGGCATGCAAAAACGGGCAGACTCAAGTTTGAGTCTGCCCATTTTGCAACATTGGGGCGAGCACCCCAGGGCCGGAGGAGTAGCCCGAGGTGCTCGCGCGCTTACTCCTCCGCCGAATCCCGACGCAAGATGCGATCTAGGGTGGCGTCCAACGTCTCCATGAATCGGTTGACTTCGTTGGCTTGATCATCCTTAGTGATCGCCTTGTCCAACGCTCCGATCTGCTGATCAAGTCTGTCAATCTGGTCCTGTCGGATTGCCCAACGCAACGCGACAGGGAACATCCAGCAGCCCACCACCAGGAGCACCGCGGCCGCGCCCCAAGTCCCGAACGCCATCGACGCGACCAGCATCGCAGCGGCAGCCCCCAACATGCTGGGATGTTTCATCTGCTGATACGGTGGCGGGCGATGTACCAGCTCGCGACACCGATCAATAGGGCGAGTTCGAACGTCATGTGGATTCACCTCCGGAGCCGGACCCGCTGCGCGAGCCGAAGTAGAAGCCAGTAACTCCCGAAACGACAGCCGCAGCCCACGCCGGAATCTCAGCTGACGCCACTGGCGCGAACAGGAGCTGAACGAAAGCAAGACTGAATGCGCCAACGACAGCAAGGATTGCGAGGATGCCTCGCACGTCCCAGTCGATACGGGCCTTTTCCGTCTGGCGCTCTGGATCTATCATGGTTTACTCCTTACATACAGGGCTGTCCGCCGTCGACATCGACGTGGATGTGGTAGTGGGTGACGCCGGTGTATGCGCGCCATCCACCATCGCGCGTCCAGATGCGACGATTTACGATGACGGTGGCAGCACTCAAACGCCCGGCCTGAGTCTCGGCCACGATGTAGTCGGCCACGCGCTCGAGCTCGGTCATCCCACCAGACTTGATGAAGATGTCCTCTGCCGCACCGCGCCACGGAGGTGGCGGAGTTGAGCCGCGATAGCCATGCTTGCTAACGGTGCTGGTGCCGTCGATGAACCGGCAGACATAGATTCCACCGGACCGCACATTGCCGCGGAACTGGTTCCACACGCTCGCGTGAATGCGCTCGACTTCTGGGTGGCAGCCGAGATCGGCAATGGGTGGCTCAGGCTCAATCGCACGGATAGAGAGCTGCTGTGTGTCAGCCTGTCGCTGGACAATCAGTTTGGTGCCACGGTTGCTCGTTCGTTTGCGGACGATACGCTGGATCTCAATGTTTTTCTTCCAGGGGCCAAAGTCGCCGCCCGCCTCGCGAATGCGGGACTGTTGGTTGCCAGCGCGCGCCATGAATCTGCGCACGCGCAGCATGGCCTTAGTCCGTCCGGTCTCGCGGACGATCTCCGACTCGGGGAACTTCGCAGTGATGTACTTTCTCATGTCATCCTCCTAGTTTGCCCGTTCGCGTAGTCTCATCTAGATATTTCATGAAGAATATACACCGCATCAACATCCATTTTCCGCGAAGTGTTGCCAGCTTGCTTCTTTATGGTCACATGCACGCCCATGTTGTTCGTCGGGATACCCGAGGAAATGGTTCCTTTGAGAACACCGTTGATGTAGAAGTCCACACTACTCGCTGCCGCGTCGATATCTACCAACAGGTGATACCAGGTATTTGCAGTGAGTGTGACAGCCCCGCCGTTGTCATCGAGAGGATCGAGTGTTTCAGTGCCATTAGACAAAGCCACGCCTTCCCATGCCCCACTGTTTCGATCATCGCGGGCTGTAATGAAAATCCCATGTTCCCCCGTATCACCGTAGTCAATGATGCCTTGGTTCGAGAGACCAACCCCTGTGACGTATCGCTCCGTTGATGTGGACGCCGCACTGTATCGTACCCAAGCTCCAATCCGAACGCGCCCTGAGCCGACAGGAACATTAGTAACTAGGCCCAATCCCGCGTTTTGAAGGTGAACTCTTCCTTGACTATTGTTCCCTGAACCAGTGTCAAATCGGCAGATTCCAGGGTGATTTGGCTCAGCGGTTAAGGATGCAGTGCCTGCTCCGGTTCCAAGAGTGTTGAAGCCCCAGTTGGCCATATTACCGCTGCCTGTTCCTGTCAAATCTGGTACAGCCATCATATCGGTATAATCCCACATCAGTTCACCGGTAGTGAAGTCTAAATCCTCGCCCCCACCTCCCCCAGGCGCCTCGGGTTCATACCGCTCATCCGAGGAATCATAGACCAGGATGTCACCATTGTTGGGCGCAGCGCTAGAGATGGTCGGCACGTGCCGGGGCTGACGACCCTCCGGAGCTGCACCAGGACTTGAGTTGCCTGCCTTTGTCGCCGGAATCCACGCGGACTTAACACCCGTCTCGGACACACTGCGTACCCGCCCGTAGAAAGGCCCGTCATTGACCTCGTCGTCATCGATTTGGAACACAACATGCTCATTTCGAATGAGCCGCCTCCGCTCAACCAATGACGCGGTGGAGAAGTTTGAGTTGGAATGCAGCGTCGCGATGAAGTGGTCAATGTCGTCGTCAATCAGCTCTTCATCGTCTGAGTCGTCAGGGGCCTTCCAGACAAGTCGGATGCCCTGTGCCGCACGCTTGATTTTGACATTTGTCGGTGCATCTGGCGGGACCGTATCAGTAGGAAACCCCAGCTCATCCCAGTCAGACCACTCAGACTTGCAGTCCTTATCCCGCTGCGTACGGACCCTCCACCGATAGTACAGTCGCTTGTTGATGCTCTTGATGACTAGGTGTGCCTTGGTGTTTGGGTCTGTATCATCCTTCGCTGAAACGAAGAACCGTTCGGGGTCATCGTCCCAGACCACGCCACCGTCGGTGGAGAAGTTCCACTCTACATCATACCCACGAATGCGAATCGGGATGCCGGACGTGTCGAGCACAACCTCCCCCCAACGCAACTTCGCGCGGATGCGGTCGTGCCGCCGTCGGTGCTTCGTGTCAAAGTCACCGACTAGATTCTCTGGCGTCTCTGGTGGCCGATCACAAGGCGATTTGCGAAACGCACGCCGCCTCAGTCGTTTGAGTTCCAGCCGTCTCTCGCGCCGCCGCTCCAGATTAGATCCAGGCACCTATGTCACCTGATCCACAGTCAATGTAATTTCCTCCAGTCCTGGACTCTGTACCTCAACCTCGCGGGCGAGAATTCTAAACGTCTGTGTGAAATAGCCAAACCCGCCACTGTTTCCCCGCGAAGTTTGAATGATGGCCGTGTCGCCCACCTGATAATCGAAGAATCCGTGTGCTTCCGGCATTGGGAACGAGTATCCGATCTTCGGCTCGAACAAGGGTTGCTTGCCGAGACGGAGCCTTTCATCCACGATCGCGGTCCGCAGGTCCCCGTCCTTATTCTCCTCGAGCTGCTCAGCCTCCTGAAGCAGGCCGTATGTTGCCTTTGCGGAAGCACTGGCAGCGGTGTACGTCTCTGGCACAGAGCACTCCTCTTGCGGCCCGAGACCTACGATCTCGGTTACGATATCCAGGGCATCCTCAGTGTAGCCAAAGTCCGAAAGGCTCAACGTGCCGTCGAACGTGAGTCCGGAGGAACCTCCGCGCTTGGGGTACCACAGGCGAAGCTTTTTGTCGGGGGTGACCTCAAAATCAAACCCGTTGTTTGCTTGTGACAGCTCCTCGATGACATCAGCAACTATCCGGCCCTCCTCCACACAAATCGCAATGCGTCGATTCACGCCTGACAGCGACGTGTCATAGTGAGTGATACCCAAACCTCCGCTGCCTTCGGCTTGCGTGTTGTCAACTAGATCACGTACGATCCGCAGTTGATCACGACTCGTGAATGCATAGTCCGCGGTGACCAACCGACGCGTGAAGTCATACCACCAGCCGTGCCCAACGAAGCGCACAAACCATCCGCTGCCAGTCACATCAGCAGTCCACAGTTTGCCGCCCCAGACCAGGCGCTCCCCCGCGCCATCGTCTCTATACAAGTGCAGCTCGCGGTTCCCTACGGCATAGTTGGCGCGTGTCACGTCGGCGTGATCGATGGGCAACACAAACTCCAGCGTGCCATAGTCGTTCAACTTCTCTGTGAACCTCAACTGACGACCACGCTGCTCCGTGCCAACCCCGTCGTGAACGTCCGAGATGATCACCGTGCCAAGCCCGGATGACGTACCGCGCTGTGCGAGCGCGAGTCGGTACGTGACAAACGGGTTCTCATCAGGGTTTGGCGGGGTAGGTGGATCCCCAACGGAAGGTGCGCCCCAAACTAGATTAGGCCAACGAGTAGCCAACCCGGCCTACCACTCGTAACCAGTGAGCGCGATGTCGACAGACATAGCCGCGTCTGTCGTGATGTGCAGCTCACGGTCGGCAGTCGTACAGGTGTGCCCCGGGTAAGGGAATACCAGGAAGTCCCGCTCCTTCAGCGTCGCACTGGGAGCATAACTGTAGGCGACCAGCAGCTGATCCGTCCCAGCACTGTAGGTCGTGTCAGCGTTGTCGCCGAACCACAGGATCAGCCGTCCCGCCGTCGTGCCGTAGACGCTGATCGCCACACTGGTAATCGCAATCCTCTTGCCAGCAGCGGGCGACCAAACGTCCGCTCCGGTCTGCTGTGTAGCCGCGTTGAACGACTTCCATGTCATCAGATCAGCAGGAATCCCGCCGACCATCAGCCGCCCGAACAGGTCGAACATGGCGTTCACGCGATCGTCATTCGCCTCGGCGGTCGGGAACACGTTCTTAGCACGGCCTCCAACCTTCACGGGATCGCCCGAGTCGGTGGTGCCATGAGCAACATCGCCGAGAACGTCTACCGCCCCGTCAACCGTAAGAGAACCGCCGTTATCGTCAACTGACAGTGCCGCTCCGTTGTCGTCCACTGACACAACACCTGTGCTATCACTCGCGATCGTGACACGCAGAGCTGCACCCTCGACTCCACCACCCGCCGCGATAACCGTGGTCGAATCGAGCGTGCCGTCAACCAGCTTCACACGCTGGAAGTGGATACCGCTGACATCATCCGTCGCGATGGTGGTCCCGGCTCCTGCTGTAATTGCTACGTTGTCAGCCATCTAGACCCTTCCTCTATCGTCAAAGTTCAGTTCCCCGTCAAGTTCGGCGATACCGCGGCGCCAATCTCGCATTGTCAAATCACCCCGCACAACGAACCCACCCTGGCTCAGTGGAATGATAGCTTCCGGGCCATGCAGGTCCGCCGTTACCGTACCACGCCGAACGATCCCGCCCTCGTGAAGTTGCTGGTTGACTCCCGGGCCTCCGCCACTCCCTCCGCCCACGACGTTAGTCTGAATGGTTGTCCTCACTGTCATCCCATCCAAAGCAAGCAATCGCTGGCGGTAGAACTCCGCACGATCTGCGGCGCTGTCAAACGCGCGTCCAGCTGCACCAACGGACCCCGCGAGTTCTCCGCGCTGACGGGCTGCGAGTTGCGCCGTAGTCTTGTCAAGGTTTTTGACAAAACGCTCTGTAGTATTCGTGGCCTTATCAACCAACTTCCAGTTTGCCACGATATCCTTTTGCCCCTCGTCTGATGACTGAGTGAACGCACGCACCGCATCAGGGCCCTGCTCAATCAACCACTTGCGGAAGTCCTCTGGGATAGCTTCCTCGTCAAGCTTGCGGAATGCCCTGGCAATCTCTTTTGCGCGCACTACCATCTGCTTCACGGTGCGCTGGAAGCTGCGTGCTGTAAACTCCCACGTCTTCGAGAAGCCTGACACTTGAGTCGTCGTGGAGCGCAACGAACCGCTGATGCTGGCCGCCCACTCCTTGAATGCCTTCTTGCCGAGGCCTGCAAACCGGTTGTAACTGCGCCCTGCTTTACCTGCTTCATCGCCAGTGTCACCGAGAGCCTCAGTCGCGGCATTGATGTTGGCGGTAATCTCTCTCTCAGTAAGACCCAGATCCTGCGCGCGTTGTCGGTAGTAATCGAGTTTGATGCTGCCCTCACCGAGACGCTGATTGATTCGCGCTAGGGCAGCATCGTGTAGGATAGACGCTTCCATGGCATCGAGCTGGCCCTGCGCGAAGTCAGGCGCCTCAGCTCGGGCAGCAGCCATAGCAGCAGCAAACTGCTCCAAAGTCTTGCCACCATCAGTGAGTGCTTGAACCCATGCATTGATAGCAGCTTTGTTCGTTTCAGCATCTTGCGCATTGATTAGCATGCCCGCGCTAAGGAGAGTAAGCCCAGCAAGTGCTACGGCTGTGGCTGGGTTGATAGATGCAACAGACGCTGCAAAGTTGCGAAACGCGCCCACCATACTATTGATCTTTGTTGCGACCTTCAGTGCCAACAGCACTCCCAATGCCGCAGCCAGTGCCTTTACCGCACCCTCGTTGCTGGCCAGCAGTTTAAACAGCGTGGTAAACACAGCGATGATAGGTTTTAGGACTGTAGAGAGCAGACCACCGATGGTCTCTTTGAACTCTCCCCATGCGGCGCTCATCTTCTCGCTCTCGGTAGTCGTTTCCGCCGCAGTGCCTGCGTACTTTGCTGTCACCTTGTCCAGGAGGATCGTAGTGACAGCCGCGTCATTTCCAGCTTCTGCCATTTCTGTCAGATTGTCGGCCTCAGCTTCGGTCACGACACCTAACTTCTGAAGCTGCGTGGTTGCGACTGCCGGATCATTCAAGATGGCCAGAAACATCTTCGTGAGACGAGTCTCGGCGAGACCAGTTGCAGCACTCATGTCCTTGATACCGGCTGTCACGTCCTGTAGAACATCCTGAGCATCTGGGCCAAACCTGCCAAAGTCAAATGCATTGACTAGCTTGGTTGACAAGTCACGCAAGGCGTCGTCATCCTCGCCGATGCCTAGAGCGAAGTCAGACAACCACGCATTGAAGCTGTCCTGGTTGATTGTAGCAAGCTGGTTCGTGTTCTCCAGGGCTTTGTTGAAGCCCGCCAGTGACTTTTCTGCCTCCTCAAACTCTGAGAATGCAGACTTTGCGAACCCGACCGCAAACGCCGCACCAAGCGTGACGCCAAGTGGTCCGAATGCGCCCTTTAGCCTAGAGCCCAGACCACCGACTGACTTCTGCACACCGGCAGCCGTTGCCGCGCCAAATTTCGTCATGTCCGGCAGCACGGGAACGATTGCGGTGCCTACCCCAAATCCAGCCACATTAGTCTCCCACTACTACGTTGCCCTTAACGAACTTCTTCAGCTCGTCCCTCGTTGACTTTCGCTTGCGGCGTGGTAGCTGCTCTTCCTCCTCAGCAAGCTTGCCCGGTCGCATGATCTTGATGGGCTTTACTGGCGACGAACCCTTCTTCGCATGTGCTGAGTAGAACAGCCGGTTGTTCGCATCCACCAACTCAGCTACGGTTGCCAGCATCTCTGTGTCAGTCGTCCACCGCCACCCGTCTGGGTCTATAGAACGATGAAGCGCCCCACCCGGGGGGAGTCCCTGGACAAGGGCGCGCAGTCTACGGACCCCAATCCCCTCCCGGAGATCGAGCCCGTAGTGTGCCAGCAGATCAGCTTCAAGAGCCTCGTAATGCCCTGACACGAGCAGTGCGAGGCTTACGATTCCCCCGCGTCATTGAACCCGTACTCAACCATTACTCCTTCGATGAGGACGAACAGATCGTCCATGGTCGGGGCCTGTTCGGTGAATCGCTTATACTCCTCATCGCCCAGAAGCGTCTCGAACACGCGTGGGACGGCACTGACCACGCCAGACATAGCGCTGGCCAGATGGGGCACAACGTTGTACGGCATCTCTACCGGGAGTGCGAACGTTTCTCCGCCGAGCGTGAAGGTAGGGCCCTCGCCCTTGCCTTCCCGCTCAGCTGCACGTTCTGCTCGACTCTTGTCCAGATCAATGTTGCCCATTGCTGTCTCCTCCTCTACTAGAACGAAGCGTTACGATCCCGTAGGTCCGAACGCATCATCGTTTGTGAACAGCGTGTAGACGTCATCCCCGTCGCCGGGGTCCAACGCCTTGAGCGTGATCGGTAGATCCGCAGCGCTCGTACGCACCAGGTTTGTCTCCACGTTCTCAATCGACAGACACTTCGGAATGTACAACCGGTACGACCGGGCGTCATCCTGCCAGTCGAGAATCAGGACCCGCAGGTCCAGGTCGGCTGGGCTGGGCGGAACAAACGTCCAGTTGCCCGCGGAGCCAGAAACGGTTCCACCAAGCGCAAGCTCGACGGTGTCTCGGTTCCACTGGCGGAGCATGAACGCAACCATGAAGTCTCGTGCGGTCACGATCGAGCGGATCGGGTAAAAGGACTGCCACGCACCGATGTCCGTGATTGTCTTGCCATCGGTGATCGTGGCGCCTTCCTCAGACGTGAAACCGAGGTTCGCGTAGTCCGCGTCCACGGTGTTTGGGTCGGTCGTAGCGTTGGTGGGGGCGGCAGGCGCGTCGCCGAATTCGGCAACCCACACCTGACCGTCAGCACCAACCACGACCTGATCAGAATTCTCGGCCACTGTAATCTTCCCTCTCTGGTGGGCTCTTGCTTCCCACCGGTTGGTCGGCAGGCGACACCACGTCGCCTGTCCTTATTTCCTCCGCTAGTGGAGGAAGATCTCCACGGCAAACAGGTACCTGTCCCTGTCCGTGATCGGGTCCGGCGCCCACGACAAGCCTAGACTGTCCACCACCGCCGTGATGTACGCATCCGGGCTTGTGACGCTGGTGCCCTCAAGCTCATGCAACGCAACGCGTGCCTCGGCGGCTGCGTCGTGAGCCTCGTCCTTGCTGTTCGCCCAGGCATCTACTTGGATGCGGGCACGGTCCAAGTGATGTCGCTCAGCGGGCACTCCGCCCAATCGCTGCACCACAAGGAGCGGGTACGTTGGCACCTTAGGAATGCCAGAGTAGACGCGCTGGGCGACAGCCAGACCCGCAGCACGGAGCGCTACGGAGGTCACTGCCTCTGCATCGGGAAACTCCTGGTAACGTGGCATCACTGATCATCTCCAGCTTTCAACACAACGCCCACCTGATCCGCGCCCTTTCTCAAAGGTGCAAACGCGGGCGTGTCTTCCGTCCCGACTTCCAGCCAGTAACTGGTAAACTTGGACGCAACCACAACCTTCGTACCAGGAATTTCCCCATCCTCTACAATGATTAAATCACGGTAGTGCGGACCATCACTCTCAGAGTCATAGGGTGCATTTGCCTTGGCAGCTTCCGCAATCGCTGAAGCAAGTGCCTCAACGGCCTGAACCACAATGGCTGAGTTGGCGAGCGCGAAGATGCCTGCCGGGTTGGGGATGAATTTCACACCTGCCAATGCCGCCATTATCCAAGCACCTCTTCTGTATCCACCTCGTAGTGGTGTAACGCGCCACTGTCGTAGTAAGGCTCGGGCTCCGCGCTCACGCGCAGCGTCCGGCCGAGCCACGTTAGTGTGGACAGCGCGGTGATCGGCGCGCTGGGCAAGAAGAACACTCTCATGCGTGTAGTCCGAGTATCTCTGTTGTCCAGCCGCTCATCGCCGCCCGCAGGTTGCACTCGGCAGCGTACACCAGCCGTGACCGTGGGGGTCTCATCTGGGTCACCGTACCGGTTGACACCTCCCGGGAACGTCGGGTTGCTGACATCCACTTGATGAATGAGCAGTGCTAGGAACGACACGCAATCTCCTCAATGAGTTGAGCGGCACGCTCAGTGGAGGTGCCGAGGTGTGGGAACAAGGACCGCACGGCGCCCCAGCGCCCGGTCCGCTGCTCGAACCGGTCCTCGAGCGCGAGGTCCACGGCGGCCGATAGGTCATCTGCGGGCCACACATTCAGGCCGACGGTGCTCCAGTCCCAGAACCGGATGCCGTGACGGACTTCACGGCGGTACTTCCTGCTGTTCATCACGATCACCGGGCGGTCCAGGGCCGCGAACTCGTACAGCGTGGAGCTGGTGTCAGCAGCGTAGACGTCTGCCGTAGCCAACACCTCATTGAATGACTCAATGAATCGTATCCCCGCCAAGCTTGCCCAAGGTTTGATGCTGCCCCGCGCGAACGGGTGGCAGTGTACAGCCACCTCGATGTCAGATCGACGCGCGAGCCTCCGCACTGCGCCCTTGAACTCAGGCCACGCCCATCCCGCCTCGGGGATGATCTGGCAGTCCCAGTGCCAGCTGAAGACCACCAACGGTCTATCCGGCATCTCTTTCTTGCCGAGCCTCTTCCAGGCGTCCATCCGCGGAACGCCCACGATGTGCACCTTGGCGCCGGGGTATGCCCCCATCCACCGCGAGGCGCATGGCCGGTTCGGAGACAGGAAGGCAATGACGTTAGTCTGGTAGCGACCACCAGGCCAGGAGCCGTGGTCGACCCCTGCGTAACTCATGCCAATCCCGTGCTCCATGCGGACCACCGGTCGTAGCACCGCGCTGCTTCGGTCTCGCTCTGATGCGATCAGCGTAAGTGAGCCGAAGCCAATAGACTCGGATTCAGTGAGAACCGTCCCTCGCAGGTGCGGCGGCAGCGCGTCCCACACGGGCTTCAGGTGATCCCAGTAGTGAGACTCGCTGGCCAGGCAGTCTACCATCAGACCTCCTCAAGAAGCTTCTGCCATCGTGGCAGCAAGCGCTCCCAGGACAGCTCGGATGCGCGTGCGTCAGCGTCACGGCTCAGGCGCCGAACGAGCTCGGGGTCAGATGCGAACTGTGCAATCCTTTGTGCTAAGTCAACAGGATTCGCGTCCCACAGCCCGACAACCCCGCCGGACACTTTGAGGTCTCGCGCCCGGTTCGCTGGAACCAGTGACTCGAGCGGCAGCATGGAACGCTCGGGTTCCCGATCCAGTGCGATCACCGGCATGCCGAGGCTTAGGGCTTCGTTCACTGGCAGGCTTTGGCCACCGTAACGACGCGGCGCAACCAGAACATCGAACCCCTGGTAGACCTTCCAGTAGTCGTCTACGTCCTCCACCAACCAGGCAACGCGACGACGGCGGTTGATCTGGCGCTGAGCCTTGACTGTGATCCTAACCTGCGGGCGCACGTGCTTCACAGCCTCAGACACAAGATCAGTCCCGGCTCTGTCCCGGAACGCTTCCGCAGCGAGATGCAGGAACGCCTGGATGTCCGACCGCTCTCGGAACGGCAGGCGCTCTCGGTCGACCGGGTGTGGTAGGTACACGGTGTTCTCTGGCCAGTCTGCTAGCCGCCAGGTGGATGGCGCGACGAACAGCGTCGGAAGTAGCAAGTCAGGGTCGACGACCCAGTTCAGGAACTCGCGGTTTCCCGCAACGACCGTCCTCGGCAAGTCCTCGAGCAAGCGAAAGTCGTATGGGGTCTCTACAGTCAACAGGATGTCGCAGACACTTAGGTGCTGACGGACCTCGCGATACGGCTCAAGTTTGCCGTGTCCGTACCCGCCGACGTAGTTCACGTGCAGAGCGTCGGGGAAACGGTCTAGAAACTCACGCCCCTGGTCGTGCCCAGGTACGCCAGACATTCTGACGGCCACTGTGCGGTAGGGCCGAAGGTGGCGGTACAACTCCCACGACTGGATGCCCAGACCGCGGTTGTCCACACGGACGATCAGCCCCAGTTTCACGGCACGTAAAGCCAGTGCTGTTCGTGGTCGGTAGAGAGAAGGTCTCCGTCGTACCCTAGTTCCCCCATAAGATCATGCACTTCCTGGTCCGAGTGGCCCGGGTAGTCACGCTCGATCAGGTCCGGGTGCAGGCTCAGCCAGCATTTGACGTCATGCTCGGCAAGGGTGGCCTGGGCACCCGGAAGGATGCGGACCTCAGCACCCTCAGTGTCGCAGGTCAATGCTGTCGGAGCAGGAACCCCCACCTGCACAAGCGCATCTACTGTCGTGGCGGCGATCGCTTGGGCGTGAGATTCTTGCCAGAGGTAACGGTACTCCTGTGCAGGGCATTCCTCGTCCCCAGCCGCAGAGTCCGGCCAGCCCGACTCACAAACAGTCACACTACCCGCAGGGGTATCTGATAGAAACGCTTGGATCGTCGCGTTCGGGGTTGGCAGGCCATTCGCCTCCCACGTCAGACGGATGTTCCTCCAGAACGGTGGTGACGGTTCGATCAGCACGGTCTGCCCCCCGAACAGCCGGGCCCAGAGCGCGGCCATGTACCCGTGCTCCGCCCCGATCACCCACAGGACCTCACCCTCCTCGCGCAGGGCGGCCATGCTGTCGTAGACCTCACGCTCCCAGTAGTCGTGCACGTCCCACGCCGCCAGGTGCTCGGGCAGGATCAGGTCCGGGACGTCGCCCCGGTAGATTCTGGTGCTCCTCATGATATTCTCCTGGGTCATGGGACCATCGGCACCTTAGGTTCGCCTTCCCTAGCATCTAGGTGGCGGCTCCGTTTCATGTCGCCCGGTGGGTGATAGATCCACAGTTTCCAGTCGCAGGCAGGGTCTTGCGCCGGGCTGTGCACCACGTCCTCGATGAAGGTCCGCGACGCAGGCGTGAAATGCTGGGCTATCACACGACGGTAAAAGGCAGCGCTGGCCAGGTGCGGACGCTGGCTCCACTGCGCCGTCCGGCGCATGGGCACACCCGCGACTTCCTCAACCCCACCACGCATGAGATGCTCGTGCTCCGGCAAGATGTGCGCCTCGTGGTGCAACCGGATCACATCGGCCTCGCCCGATGCAACAACTTCGGACATCTGCGCCCACGGAACCTCACCAACTAACGGCGTGTCGTGTTCTACAAACAGGATCTGTGGCGTGTGTACCTCGCCCAGCGCACGTCGAGTCATCTCGGCTTGGTGCAAGTGTTCCTCGAAGAAGATCGGCAGCACATTCGTCCAGCGGTGCTCACACAGCCAAGCCACGCGCCGTCGGTACTCGGCGTACTGTGCGAAACGGTGTTGGTGCCTGAAGTGTAGACCGTCCATCATCATGATGACCTCCACCCCGGATGGCAGCGATGAGACGGTCTCCTCGATGATCTCGGTTGAAGGGTCAGCGGGCGCGCTGGACGTCGGCATCAGCACCGTCATCCTGGCCTCTGGGCGAGGCTCACCCGACAGTTCGAACAGGTCGGCGTAGAATCGCCGCGCGATCTCGCGCTTGTAGCGCTGGTACCAACACGATGCCCGGGTCGCTGAATCAGGCCAGTCGCGCAAAGCCTGTTTGATCCCACGCCTCCAGTCCGCCGTCTTCACTAGCGGCGGGTCGCCCAGAACTGCCCAGTAGGGGTCATCTCTAACGACCGGGGCGCACCCGGCTTCGAGGGCCTCGAACAGCCTAAAGGTGTCCGGGGTGAACGGCCCGCCGGGACAGGGTGCCACTTTAGAGCGGGCCATCTCACTCAGGTACTCGGCGTAAGGCAGGCCTGACCCAAAGGTGTTCGTGCCGGTGAAGTGCTCGCTCTCCCCCATGGCCATCTGGAGCTCCGAGCGGTCGAGGGTGTTTATCTGGCCAGCGAAGAACCAGTCGCGATCCTTCGTCCAGTCCATGAGTCCGAGCTGCCGCGCCTCAGGCGGACACATGTCGCCGATGTACCGCTCGCCCTCGCGCGCGGTGTCTGGCCTCGGGGTCTGGACCCACACCCGCGTACGTTCGCCCAACGGGTCCCAGCCGGAGCGATCGAACGCGTTCTCCTCGTCGCCGGTCAGGACCAACAGGCACCAGGCCAACCCGTCGGCGAACTCCCGCACCTCGGCCTCGCGGCCAGCGTGCCAACGCGCGGGGACCACGACCACCGCACCGCGGCCGTCTGCTTCGCCAGCCGCCATGTGCTTGAACTCGGTTGGCCCAGGCGGTTTCCACAGATGCCTAGCGAAGAACTCCTCAAGGAATCCTTGGTCCCAGTACCCACGGCTGATCACATCGGGGCGGTCCCCGTACCACACCACCTGGATCAAGACATCCACCCAGCAGAAACCAGCTGCCCATCAGTTACATGATGAATGGACACTACGCCAGTATCAAGTAGAAACTGGTCTCGCCTTGCTTGGTAACCCTGATTGCGCTGTTCGTTCCGCTTGTGCCAGTACTCGCCATCAACCTCGATCACTGCCCGCGAGTCAGGTAGGTAGAAGTCGACGACGTACCGCCCGAACTGGCGCTGCGCCTCGAACCGCACCCCTGCCCATTCCAACAGAGCAGCCATAACCTGTTCAGGTCGTGTACCTGCCCGTCGGCGCCCGGGAAGATTCCCTCGTGCCCATTGTTTACGGACGGATGCAGATATCCGCGCACGTGACTCCGTTGTGTGCCGCTGGTGGGTTTGCCCACGGTGAGCCTGTGACATCTTCTCGCGATGACCGGGGCGGGCCCAGACTTCGCGGTTTGCTTTCGACAGGACATTCTTGTTCATTGGGTCGGCTGCCCATTTCTTGATCCGGGCCGAGTGCCTTGCTCGCTCGTCCGGGTTAGTAAACCGGCGTCTTTGTCCCGCTGCATTGGCAGCCTTTGCTGCTTCAGTGCGCACATAGATACCGCGCGGCATCTGCTCCTCCTATAACACCAATAACGTACTGCATCCGGTTCATGTACGTGTGGTTTGCGCGGACATCGCTAGCCAGCCGCCGACGCAGTTCTTCCCTCTGCGCAGGGTTTGCAATGTACCAATCGATTAGATCAAACAGGGCATTCCAATCACCAAGTGGGTAGGTCGGCAGTTCGGGGTGAATCACCCCAAGACCTTTGACCTGCGGGTGGATCAGGAAGCCTCCTCGACCCAAGGTCTCGGGCACACGATCCGAGAAGTAGCAGTGAGCCGCACCGGCCAAACATGAGTCCCCAACTACCACTTTCGCCGAAGCGTACAGGCGATTAAGGTCGAGCCCCCGCACCGCGGGCTCGCCCGCGCGTGGCCAGCAGGTGAAGCGATCTCCGTACCTACCCTCCAGGCGCGTGATCAGCTCTTGCCGGTAGGGCCACCACTCCTTGTGCCCGTACTCCCGCCAGGCCCCCACGAACACCACGTCCACGTCTAGCCGAGGGTCGGGATCAACGTCCACTGCCTCGGCGTGGTACACAGCAGGCGGGCTCCACAGGTGGTTCACACCAGCGCGCTCCCACTCGTCCTGGTGTCCGCCGTCGGCGGTGAACAGGTAGTCAACCCGGAAAAAAGGCTCCTCTTGAATCTGGTGCTCGCGGCCCAGGCCCCACCACCGATCTAGGTGGAACCCAACGGTAGGCATCGTCTTTCGAATCTGCTCCAGCATCCGGTGGCGCTCGGACCGGGTGCCTCCTCTCTCTGCTAGAGAGTACGTTTGTGTCCAAAGGAAGCAGTCATGGCGCTCTGACATCCTGGGCACGACCGCTGTTCGCACTTGCCCCTCCTGAATCCGGGTCACCTGGTGGCCTAGGGCCTCTAGCGAAGCTGCAACGTGAACCTCAGTACAGTAGGGAACAGAGAAGTTCCCTAGATACGCAATCCTCACAGCTCCTCCAACCGCGCGCTCAGTGCTTCCAGATCATCTCGGGCCACCCGCTCCTGCAGACGTGCGTGCTCCCATGCGGCGTCGGACATCATCTGGCGGAACCCCGGTTCGTCGAGCCGGAGGAGCCAGTTCACCCAGGCCTCGGGAACCAAGCGCGGCGCGTACAGCGCGGAGGCTCCCATCGCCTCCATCAGCCCTGGCGTCGGGTGCGCGATCACCGGGATAGCGGACGCCGCGGCCTCGAGAGCGGTGCGTCCCCACGACTCATAGTGTGAGGGCATCAGCAGCACGTCCGTCCGGGCGTACACGGGAACGACGTCCCCGGTCGGGACCACCTCGACGTTCGGCAGGTCTGGCGGCATGATCTGCCCGCGGTCTCTGCTGACAGGCTCAGTGTATGAACCCTCTACTCCAAGGAAACGGCGCTCTGGCATCAGCCGAGCCAGCTCCCAGAACGTGTCAGCACCCTTGTTCTCAGACAGGTTGATCAGAGTCAGACACTCGCGCGAGCTGGTAACCTCGTAGTCCTTGCACCGTACCCGCGGGCGGACTACCATGGACCGGTCCGCGAACAGCTTGTCACCTTCGACGTCCTCCACCTGTCGCCGAAGCCACTCCGAGTTGTAGGCAATCAACGCCGCGCCATCACGCTTCACACCCTGAGCGCGGAGGGTGCGCTCATTGTGAACAAGGTGGACGAGCGGCTTGCCTGCTTTGGCGGCCTCGAGGCGCGCGCCGCGCGTTACATCGAGATGGGTGATAGCAACGTCGCACCAGCGGTACAGTGCCTGCAGCTCGTCCAGGCGGTCTCGTGTTGACATGACCCGAATGCCGTGGATCGTGTAGTCACCCGGCACGGTCCGCACCGCAGCAACCACCCCATGACCCTGGTCAGCAAAGTAGCGCAGAACCTCCAGTGCGTGGTGCTCCGCTCCGCCCCTATGGTGTGGTAGAAACTTGTGAAGATGAGCGAGGATGCGCATTACTACCACGGGTCCGGTACGTTGCCGCTGACATATTTTCTGCGCATGCCGTAACCGTAGAATGCGCCCTTGTCAATGTTCGGGGCTTCGGCTCGGTAGTCACGGGTCATGTACAAGCGTGGCCCGCCGCAGGGGAAGGCGTCCCAGCACACCTCACAGTCGGGTGGGGTGTCGCGATTGGAGGACTCGGTGGTCCACCCGCAGTTCGGACACCTCCAGCAGTAGGTCTTCATGATCTCCTTTCTGGTGGGTTCCTGCTCCGCAGAAAGGTACGGAGCAGGAACCCAGATCAGTTTTGACTTCTTCAGTCAGAACCTGCTACCTACACCGTGATATAGGTGAAGGCGAGCGGCCGATAAACTGTAAGCGCAAGGCGCTCCTCGGCACGCAGCGCGGTCAAGTTCTTGAGGAAGAAGTCGGAGTGCGAGTTACTCGCCTCGACGGTCACGCCGCCCCGGCGCCACACTGTGGCACCTTCGCGGAACGCACCGACGATTGCTGTGTTCAATGGCAGAGCCGAGGTGATGATCTTACGCAGACCCCAAGGGTTCTGGATCGGGGGTGCATAAGGCCCACCACTGAAGTACTGACCATCAACAGCGTCCTTCGACGTCACCAGTGCGGCATCATCTGTCGGGTGAATCAGGAGCGCGTCGGGCTCGAGCCCGCCGTTGACCCTGACGTCCGTCATGCCGAAGTAGATGTCATCGAAGTCGTTCGAGCCACCGCTCGACGTCTGGCTAACATTGTCGTCCAGCTTGGTAAGGAGGTAAGCCTCCTCAGCCCTGCGAACGAACAGCGCCAGGCGCGAGTTGATGTACGAGGCGACCTGTGGGGCATCCTCCATCATCTCGTCGGAGATCGCGAGGTGCGTGGCAAGTTTCTCCACCGCAGTCGTGGTCTTGTCGAACTCGATGTATGAAGACGGCTTCGAAGCCTTTTCAGCCACGATATACGCGTCGTCATCCACGATCGACTCCCGGAGGAAGACAATCGAGTTGGTCGTCGCGATGCCCTGCCCGAAAAGGTCGGCCACAACGAGCTTGTACGGTGCGACGTCGGTGAAGATCGGGACAATGCCCGGAACCACCTGCGGCGCGCCGAGCAGCTCCTCGTCCGCGGAGACCTCATCGACGATGTCATCACCGACGGTCTTGAACCCACGGTTGTAGGTCCCCTTCAGCTCGACGGGACCAGTCGTCCAACTACCACCGAGACCACGGGCCTTGAGGGCCTGATACGCCTCGGAAGCGATGAACTGGTCACCAATGGTCCGCGCGCGAGGTGCCACGGAAGGCGTTGACGTTTTGGTCGCTCCGGACAGCGCGTCCAGGCGGGCCTTCATGTCTTCACCCTCCTGCAGCTCGGCCACGCGGGCCTTGAGGGACGTAGCCTGCGCCACGTGCTCCTCGACTTGCTTGCGCTCGTCCTCGGACAACTGCTCGTTCCTGTCCTCGGCCGAACGGGTGATCTCACGAGCCGCCTTGATGTGGCGGTCGATCTCCACCTCTAGGAAGTCCTTTGCTGACTTCATTTGCTTCACCTTTCGCGCTCATCACCCGGAGCGTACGGGTCTTCATGGCGCCTCTCCTTGCAGAGCTGCCCTTGGTCGGCAATCTGGTGGTTGCTCCCCTCGCAGTGATCCCCACAGGAGTTTGGGGCCATCGTCGCGGCGGTGGGACTCGAACCCACGACTTCCAGTGAATGAGACTGGCGAGCTGCCATCTGCTCTACGCCGCACATGTTACGACTTGCTACCTGCTTCCGGTCCAGCGACGCGGAAGCGGGAAAGGACTGCCTTCTCCGAGGGCACTAGCCCGACGACCACGCCTGCCATCTGATCGGCTGTTACAGCCAAGGTGTATGAGTATGCCCCGATAGTCTCTGACTGCACCGTACCGGTCACGGCAATCGTGCCGTATGTGTTGAACAGACGCCGGGCGACATTCAGACTAACGGCCACCAGGACCGCGGGCACGTCCGCGGCAGCCCAGCCATGCGTGTAGGTCACCTTGATGTTTCCCCGGCCTGGACGCCATTTCCCGGCCTCGCGGAACACAACGCCCGTGTCCTGGTCGAACATCCAGTCATGATCCGGGTATGTTCCAGCTGGCGTATCAGTGCCGTCCTCTAGCAGCTCCGCAATCTCGGTGACCGGGCGCTGCCGCAAACGGAAGGCGTCACGGCCCGTTCCATCTACGAACTCAATGTCATCTTCGACCTCGGTGATACACTGGCCGGTGTACTCCCGGATCAGGGATTGGGTCGTCTCGATCAGGAAGGTTGCCAATGCAGCGTCAATCGACTCGCCTAGGAACGCCTCGATTTCAGCCTCGGTGATCCAGTCAGCCGCTGTGTCGCAAATGTGCACACTAGGCTCCGATCTTCTGCCCGAGCTCCAGCATCTCCAGCGCGGCCTTCAGTTCCGCGTCAGGGTCCGGCTCATCCGGCGTCTCTGTAATGGTGACCGGTGCAGCGGTGACCCCAACAACCGGTGTCGCCACGATAGTCGTGGATTCAGACACTGACTTCTCCTCGTTATCCTTCTCCACCTGCGCCAGCAGCGCAGAAGCGGAATCAGCAATCGAGCGGACGAGCGCCTCACTCTTGGCACTCAGCACCCTGCCCGCCTTTGCACTAACTGACCTAGAAGTTTGCCCCGGGGTCGCAGGCACAAGGCTCACGACTGGATCAACCTCTTGCGGATTCGACAGCGTGATCATGCCATCCTCGTCCACATCATAGTTGAACTCCCAGTATGTATCCTCATGCTCGAAGTACAACTCAGCGACTACCCTATCTGAGTAAGTACCCACGACGTTGATGTAGGCCTCAACGGAGCCCGTGAAGCCATGCGCCCATGCGGTCAACTCATCCGCAATGTCCTCGCGTAGTGCTTCTTGGGTGCCCTCTAGCGCGGCGTACACGTTCTTCTTCTCTGGCTCAAGGACAGGCTCGGGAATCTCCACCTTACGTGCGATCGCGTCCATCAGGTCGTCGATGCCCTCAGGCAGAACGAGATCGTCCCCTGCCCGATAACCAATCTGGTACTTTGCTAGTTCACGGATTGCACCCTCGGCGTCATACCCCTGCTCGCGCGCCTCGGCCGCGGCGTCCTCAAGTCGCTCCTTGACACCCAGCAGCTCGGTGGACGGGTTTGCACCCTTAAGCGTAGGGCCGACCTCGATGAGGTCAAGCTCGTGCAGCTCGTTGGCGCGGTCACGCCCCGGGCTCTCGCGAATCACATCGTAAGCAAACGAGAACTCCTTCACGCGCCGCTCCTTCATCAAGCGGTACACCTGTGCGGCGAATGGGTTGTCCAAGTCGATCTGTCCGGTGACCTTCAGGCCACCTACTTTGTTGCGGGCCTTGCCCTCTGTCTCGACTTCCTCAACATCGCCAGGGTCAACGAATCCGATGTGCGCAAGTGGGTTGCCCCAGTCGTGTGACCAGATGACAGGGATTGGATCTCCGGACTCCTGCCACCGGTCGATGCTCGTTTTGAACGCGCCGGGCATGACCCGGTCGCCTTGGAAGTCTACATTACCAAACACCGAGACAATCGCCTCGAATCGGCCCTCATCACCGGCCTCATCCGGCAATGCCTTGAATGACACTACCTCATACGTCTTGGTCAGGCGCATTGACTTCTCCTTGTCAGCGTCGCTAGCGTACAGCGCTGCTATTTGGTCCTCCGCCTCTTCACGCGTTTCATGACACCCAACCATACGGCCACTGTCATCTTGCACGACAGCGTAGCCACTACAGTCCGGGTGATCTGAATAGATGCTCCAGGGCATATCAGTCTCTCTCCTTAGACGGCAACGACGATGACATAGCCGTTTCCTCCGTACCCGCCTTCACCTGCTGTTTGACCAGAGGAGGACGCGCCGCCGCCCCCTCCACCTGCTCCGGGTCCTCCGTTTCCTCCATTCCCACCTGCGCCAGCAGTGTTCCCACCGCCACCGCCGCCACCTGAACCGGGTCTACCAACCTTGAACGTAGAGCCATCGGCTCCGTTGTTGGTGCCCGCAGGTCCTCCTGACCCGCCTGCTGTGGTGAAGTACGCTCCCCCGTCGCCTCCGGCGCGGTTGGCACCAGAGTTGCCACCTCCGCCCCCTCCCCCAGCGCCGCCAAGCCCGTCGAAAACCGAAGCTGAAGCGGAAACTCCTGCGCCGCCGGGACCGAGGTCATCGCCGTCGCCCCCCCTTCGGCCGAGGTGTTCCCAGATCCCTAGGAAGTTTGTGTGGCTACCCCCAAGTCCTCCTGCGCCTTGGGTGGTCCCGCCGCCGTCGCCAAAGCTGCCTCCCTTGGCAAAGGCGTGCGTACCAAAAGACGAGTCTTCCCCTGCTGTACCGTTCGAGCCGTTACTTGAGTTTGTCGCGCCACCGGGGCCCCCGGGGCCTCCGGTACCTGCTACGACTGCAACTGTGTCCGCCAAGTCTGACGCGACAAGAACAGAGTGCGTGTACGCACCGCCTCCTCCTGCGCCACCACCAGAGTCGTTGGTAGGCCCTCTCGCGCCGCCGCCGCCTCCGCCGCCACCGCCAACCAACCAGACAAGCACGAGCCTACACCCCGCTGGCTTTGTCCAAGTGGCGTCGGCTGTGTAAATCTGCGTCTCAGGAAGCCCGCTGTATTGTGGGTGGTCATCGTCCGAGAGACCGGTGAGTACGCCGTGGTCGACCGTCCCGGCCTGCGCCGTAGATGCATGGGTGTGCTCAGGAGTCTCCGCAGCCGTGCCGCCGCTGGCTTTCTCCTTCAGGTACTGGGTGTGGTCGTCGTCGGTGAGCCCAGTCAAAGCTGCACCGTGGTCGATCGTGCCACCCTGGAGACCAGCAGATGCGTGGCTGTGATCAGCAGATTCCAGCCTATATCCCGTGTGCGGGTCCGATGCAGCTTCATGAGCTGATACAACACCCGCGTGGGAAGATCCGGAGTGTGTGGCGTCCACGGTCGGTGATGCCCAAGTGCCGCCCAGCTCTCCACCGGGCGTGGTCCCTACCGCAATCTCTCCACCTAACTCACCCGTGGCCGTACCAACCAGATAGTCAATCGCCCGAAGCGCGGCGTCAACATCGTCCAGTTCCTCGAGCACCGCCTGAACGTCAGTCCCAACGCCAGCCAAGGTCGTTGAGTCCACCGAGATGGCACTAGCGTCATGCGCATCGGTCGTGTCGTCTAGGTGCGCCTGAAGCTCAACCGGCGTCCCGTCCAACCCGGCAATGCTGATCTCGTCCGCGCCGCCATTTTCGTGGCGGGCGCTGTGGTCGTCGAACTCAGCGTTGGTCGCGTACTGCGGGTGGTCGTCGTCTGCCAGACCAGCGAGCTGCCCGTGGTCGTGTGGCTCGGTCGTGTCCGCGATGTGGGCCGCCGCGATCGGTTCGGAGACGTCAGCGTAGGAGGCATTGCCTTCGGCTTCGGTGAGGTACCCTGGGTGCGGATCAGCCGCCGCCTCGTGTGCCGCCAGCTCTGCGTCCGTGGCGAGGCCCAGTGCGTCGTGGGTGGCTAGGTCGGGGTGGCTACCACCGTGGGGGGTCGCGGCGTGTGCGACCAGTTCAGAGTCGGTAGCGAGGCCCAGGGCATCGTGGGCCGCGAGGTTCGGGTGCTCCGAGCTGCCGCTCCCGCCTCCACCGCCAGTCGAGATGTAACGCCAGTCGGTGTCGAAGTCCTCGGTTGACACCTTCGCCAGCACCTGGAGGATATCACCACCGGGCGGGACACCAACACCATCCTCGCCGGGTGGGCCCTGGTCACCTTGGTCACCCTTCTTGCCAGTTCGGCCATCCAGCCCGCGCGGACCTGGTTCACCCTGTGGCCCGGTCTCACCCTGAGGTCCTTCGGGGCCGGTCGGGCCGGGATCACCCTTTGGCCCAGCGGGGCCCTGCGGCCCAGGAACCCCGCGAGGTCCGGTGTGGCCCTTCGGGCCCTTGGGCCCGGTGGAGCCATCCTTGCCGTCAAGACCTCTTGGACCTGCCTTGCCATGATCCCCTGCATGGCCTTGCTGGCCGCGTGCACCGGGTGGTCCTTGGGGTCCGGTGGGACCCTCAGGACCAACCTCTCCGATCCCTGTCCTACCCTGCGGGCCACGTGCACCTGGCGGACCTGCTGCGCCTACCTCACCCTTTGGGCCGGGCGAACCTCTTGGTCCAAGCTCACCGAGCGGACCTTGAGGACCCAGGTCACCTGGGCCACCGCGCGGGCCTTTCTCACCAGTGTTGCCGATGGGACCCGCAGGACCGGCCGGACCCTCAGGTCCAACCGGGCCGCGAGGTCCTTCAGGGCCCAACCACCCGCGGTCCCCAATGGGACCTTCAGGTCCCCTGGGGCCAGCAGGACCTCGGGGTCCCGGCTCACCCCGGTCTCCCTTCGCACCGTCTGGGCCCATAGGCCCGCGGTCACCTTTCAGCCCGCGGAGTCCGGGCTTGCCCTTCGCAACTTTGAGCTTGACGCGCTTGGCTTCCACCTTACCTCGACTACGCGGCGTACAGCTCGCCTGTCACGGTGATGGCCAGCGAGGTCGCATCCACCGAAGACAGACCGACAAGGAAGTCGGCGGCTGTTAGCTTCAGTCCGGCTGGGAAGTAGAGGTCCACGTAGTCATTTCCGGGGACGTTCTTTAGCTCAGCCAGCTCAGTGCCGTTGACCTCTGCGCCTGTTGCGCCAACCCACAACGAGAATGCACGGGCGGTTGCATTGGAGTTGGCTACGTGGATGTGACGGACCAGCGCGTACGTATTCGCAGGGGGAACGTAGACATCTTCCGACGTGGTAACGAGAAACGCGGGACCATCCTTAAACGGTTGACCTGCCATGTGTTGCCTCCTTAGAAAGCCGTGACCTCAGCCCAACTGAAGTCGACTGTAACGCTCGAACCTGCTGCCGCACCTAGCAGGACCTGGTTCTCGATCTCGAGGCCCTCGTTCTGCGCGAGGACGAACGGGTGTGCCCCGTTCACATCGTCCAGCATCTCCTTGATGATCGGCACGATGGTGCTCGCCGTGGGTTGTGCCAAAAGGAGCCACTGCTCAATAATGCTGGCGAAGCCACCGTCCTTTGTCAGCGTGCCACCGGTCATCCCGGCCGCGACTCCGGCCACCGTGACGTGTCTAATAGCCGCCCCGCCCGGCGCCGCTGCCATGCCCGATGTGCGGCGCACAGAGGCGGTCGGGGTCACCGTGTTGGTGGTGTCCACGGCCGTGAAAGCGGTCAGGCGGAACAACTGGAGGGCGTCGAGGATGGCCGCCGTGTGCGCCGCGGTCTGAGTCCAGCGCACCTCCAGGCGCGTGGGGATAATAAGGTTAGTCGATGTGTTCCTGATCTCCCACAGACGACTGGCGGCAGCCTGCGCGTTGGCTAGCGCGAACCGTACCGAACTTCGGTAGTGTCCTAGCGCGCCGTGAGGAATAGGCTTGGCGGTGATGTGCTGGGCCACAGCGGCACCAACACCCACTTCCACCAAGGAACCAGATACACCACCTTCAATGACTGCCACACTAAACCTCCTAAGCGAAGACGACGTACGAAAACTTGATGTTGCCGCGCACAAAACCCCTAGCCCCTACTCCAAGGACCTCGGGATAACCTACGATGTCCCGCGAGGCCGCGATTGGAATGAACTGGTTCAGCGGCCTAGGCTCAGCCAGCTTTGGTGTGAAACCCTGAGAGGAGTCCCATCTCACCACAGCCGAACCTGCACCTGGCTCCACTGACAACACCCTTACCGGGGCCATGGCGGCTTCGTCAGCTCTGGTTCCTTTGTTTGTGTAAGGGCCGGGTGCCTGCCAGCACATGATTTTACTGCTGGCGCTGATGACCGGATCGGTGATGGTGAACTTGCCCTCATGGACCATAACGGAACCTAGGTTTACCTCTACCGTCGTCCCGGCGGGTGGAGCGCCTGCGGGCGCCACAAACGTACGATCAGCCCGGAGGAATGTGGTGCCACCGGGAAACCCCTGTAGCTGTGTGATATCGGGAGTCGGCGGAGTCAGGAACGTGTCGTGTGCGTCCTCACCTGGCAATCCGGGCGCTCCCGTGGCACCTGTTGCGCCTGCGGGTCCCGTACCTCCGGCCGCTCCATCTGCTCCACGTACACCAGGGACACCGAAGAACGAGTCTCCGTCATCTCCCGCAAGCGCAGGTGCTCCGTCACGACCCGCGGCACCGTCTGTTCCAGCAGGGCCGGTGGCACCAGTGGCACCGCGCT